CTACGTAAACTTTCATTTTCTTCCTGAAACTATTTGGTGTATGTCTTTCCAATTACTTACACGTATAATGTCAGGATGATTTAACTCTTGATTGTATGGCTGGTCTATTAATATAGGCTTTAAACCGTATTTGAGCCCGGCTACAGCGTTCTTTGGCTTGTCCTCGACCCAATATAGTCCAGTATCATGGAACTCCGCCAAGGCACTGTCTTTGTCAGCACCCGTACCTAGGATATGGTAATTTGTGAATACATGATCACCAAAAAGTTCTCCCATTCTTTTTTTTCGTAATTGTTGTGCTGGTATATCTGACGTTTGAGATGTTATAGGAATAAATGTCCAACCTTCAGCAGACATCAACTTTACCCATGTCTGTGATTCCAACATAGGCCTTTGTGTTCCCATCCAAGCACTCCTATTGAATTCTCTGATTAGTTTCCTTATCTCGTCTTTCGTGACTCCAAAACGTTCAGCCATTTCGTATGTGTTCTGTTTGTCTGGAAGTAATCTGTGAGGATGATATCTTGCACCACGCTCGTCAAACAGTGTACGTTGCAACATCCATTTAGTGAAATGGTGTTCCCATTCCAAAAGTACACCGTCTACGTCTGTAAGTATTATTCTATTTGATGTCTGCATCTTCCATGCCTGCGACTCTCAGTTTAACAATGTTTGTAATCTGCCATTGTTTTTGATCCAGTCCTTTGGTGATGCCTAACCATTGATTCCTTATCAATGCAAAGTCGTTGATTATTTTGTCCATGTCAACGACATCGTCTTCGCCGTCTACATATTTCTCTGCATCTCTACTTGATAGTGCCCTGTTGTAGTTTTCTAAATATTTTCTAAAAGTTTTTGATCTTAATCTGCGTAATTCTATGTTTAGATATTCTAGGATTGCTTCCAGTTGTTGTAGTTGACTAAATCTTTCTTCCACTATTCCGGGCAATGATGCACTAGCTCTTTCTAAATTACCATATATCTTGCACTGTTTTTTGGCTTCTAGTAATTCTTTGTCAAAGTATGCTACGCAGTCTGGTATCTTATCTAGGTTCCTGCTAACTTCGTTGTACCAGTTTATCATTCATCAGCATCGCCGTATCCCATGTCATCAGATTCTTCATCCTCGAACACAGTATTAACGGCTTCCTCTAGTTTTGGGTCAAGCTCTGCAGATCCCCGGAGTACATCATGCTCTACACCTATGTCTTCTAGACTTTTAATGAAGTCAATAGCACAGTCTAGTTTCTGTCTTTCAGGAACATAGTGTATAATGGAGTTCCACAATCGTTCAATATCGGCGTGATCAAAGTCTATCATTATTTTTCTTTTTTAGTTTTCATTTTAGGTGTTACATCAACTTCAATAGGAGCGTCAGTATCTTCCTTTTCTGCGAAGTCTGTTTCTTCTTTAAAGTCTGCCATTAGCATATCTAATTTATCACCTATCCATTGTTTTCTGAAGTCAATATGTTCTTTACCTGTTTTATCAATGTATTTCAGTCTGTTTCCTTGTTGCACTAGCACACCTTTCTTCTCAAATAGGTCAACTAGTCCACTGTATGGATTCATTCCTGTTTCATATGGAATCTTAACTTGCACTGATTCAAAAGGTTTAGAGTATCTTGTTTTCATAACTTTACAAGCGGCTCTTATACCTCTTACATCTGTAACTTTGTTACCGTCTAGATCCTCTTTTAATTTAAGTTTCTTCATTGCAATAACAATAGAACTTGCATAGATAAATCCTTGTCCACCCGATATCTTATCATCTGGATCAAACATGTCCTGTGATGCATAAGTGTGATTGGTTGCTATAAGTCCTACGTTCCACGAACCAAACATATTAACACAGTTTCTTACAAGAGCCGTCAATGCCTTAGGTTTTCTACCTAGGTCACCTTTCATATCTCCTGCTTCAAACTGATTAACGTCAGTTGGTGTAAGCATCATACCTAAACTGTCTATAACAAATAGCACTTTAGGTGCACCTTCTTTGTCATCTGCATGTTGCTCTTTGTAACCTTTCATGAACTCTGAAATAGTTTTTGCTACATCGTCGATCATCGATATACTTAATTTTAAAAGTTTATCTTCTGATGTATCTACTTTCAATGCTTGTAACCATTTTTCATCTAGTGCATTCTCTGTATCAATCAAGATAACAAAGATGCCTTGGTCTTGTGCATTCTTAATAATGTTTCCTGACGCTATGTAACTCTTACCTGCTCCTGATTCTCCTGCAAGTACAGTTACCTTACCCAGTGGAATTCCTTTGTTGAAATCTCCAGTCATTAAATAATTTAATGCGTAATTTCCTGTGCTGATCCAATCTGTAGGATCGCTAAATCCTATACCTAACCCTTGTATAGATTTTGTGATACTCTTTCTAAATTTTGTTGCGTCAAATACTTTTGTCATTTTGTTTCCTTATAATACTATCCAAAGGATAATTGCCACAATCAACATCCATGCAGGTATTTGTTTGTACAAGATCCATTCAACAGCCTTTTGTATTTTCTTTTTCATGTTAATATATTACTACACAAGGCCCTGATAGTCAAGATCAAGGCCTTGGTAAATGTCAGATTATTTTGCTTGTCTTGATCTAATCAACTTCAAGATGTCTTCTGCTCTCTTGGCACTGTCGCCTGCCGGAGCCGCCGTTGCCGGAGCCGCCTCAGGTTGTGGTGCTGGTGCAGTCACAGGTGCCGCTGTAGGAGCCGCCTCTGTTACTGGTGTTGCCACCGGAGCCGATGCTGTTGGTACTGCTACCTGTGGTTTACCTTGGTAAGCCACGCCTGCAGGTCTGAAGTACTGTCCATACTGCTCAAGATCATATGCCTCACCTTCTACAGATTTCGCAAATAGTTCTGCGATTATTTTAACCTCTGCTTCTGTTGGCTCTTTTGGTCTGAAGTCACCTAGGTTGTGTAACCCATGTGTGTCGATTGAGGCTCTTTCTGCCTCGTCCAACGGTCTTTCTCTTCTTGACCATTTTGATGTTGAGTAGTCAGCATAACCACCTTTAGTTGTTTTAGTGATTCTGAAGTCCACGCCCTTCAAATAATCAGTTGGCATTTCTTCCATCTCTGGATCCATAAGTGCCCCTCTGATAATGTTGAAGATCTGAGGTCCAATAATGAATCTTCTGATCGGATTCTCAGGTTTTGTGTCTTCTGCTAGTGGATTCGTTGTGACAAAACCTTGAAAGATATAACTTTTCTTCTTCCAGTATTTTCTGCCCATGTCTTCCATGCTCTTGTCTTTAAACCACGGTCTAACTTCTGTTAGTACTGGACAAGTTTTCCCATACATTTCCATGCACGGTACTTGCACTGTCACTGGTCTTGAATCAGTCTGACCTTTAATACCTGCGAAAGGTAATTTGATCATGTTTCTTTCAGTCCAGAAAAAAGTGTTGTTTGGATCCTTATCTGGTAAGAATCTAACTACTGCTTCAGAACCTTCTGATATATTCCAGTGTGGGTAGATGGCGTTGTCTCCGCCTGTGTTGGAAGTGGAGCGATTCACTTCTTGGGATTTTAACTTCGCTCTTATTTCAGCCAATGATGCCATAATGTAAGCCTCCTTAATTGTGCCTATGTTGTTGTTTGCCTAAATGTATATCAGACATATAGTACGTAATATACAACTATATTTATCAGAAGTCTACTACTATTATTGGTAATGTGGAGGTTTTACTAGATATTGGCTAGTTGTTTAATTCTATCTAGTTCTGTATTGATCTTTTCTGCTTCTTCTTGATCTTTTGCTATTTCTTGTTCTTTGTCATCTGCTTCATCATCTGGATCTCTTATAACCATGTCTGGAGCATTGTCTTCTGGCGTGAAGAATTCTTCAAGTTGCAGGCCTGCCATCTCTATAGCATCTTTCAGTGTGTACTCTTTGTCGCCAACTTTAAACTTGTCTCCTGCTTTCATACCGGCCGCTTTTGCTTTTTGCACTGCCATTGCAAATTCGTTGCCTTCTGTTTTTTGTAATTCTTTTTTACGTTGGATCATTGTTTTTACCATTTCAGGATCTTTTGCTGTGTTTGGATCCATCTGGATGTCCTGTAGTGCTTTTAATTTTGCGTCTCTGTCTTCTGGATTTTTTGGCTCTTTCGCATATTCTCTTAACTTGTCATAGTTTTGTTTTAGGTATGCCTGTGCCGCTCCCATGTCACTGCTTTTGAATGCTGACTTCTCGTCTTTGTCTAGCACATCGTAAACCATCTTACCGTCATCGCCTTTGTACATTGACACGTAAGGTTTTATAGTTGCTTCACCAACGTTGCTAACCCAGTTCTCAAATGCTTCTGTTTCTTTTGCTTTGCCTTTAAGATCTTTCTTTGGATTGAAATCTGCTGGATCCATTCTCACTTCATCTGTGTATCCTGGCTCTGATTGCATTTTCTTGTAGTCGTCGATGTATCTCTTTGCTAGTTGTACTGCAATCTTCTTGTTCTTGATGTAGTCAGGAGTTGCTTTGAATGTTGCTGAATTTTCTTGTTCCATCTCATCTGCCACTCTTGAAGCAAAGTTTGCCACTCTATCTTCCTCACCTGATTTGGTTAAAAGTCTAGACGCTATATCTGATAAAATAGAACTTAACATTGTGTTCTTGTTTGTGAATTTTGTTACTTTCAACATCTTGTCTGCTGAATCATCTTTTCTTAATACTAGTTTACTGTCTGGATCGTTCAAGAAACTTTGTACCACTGCACCGTGATCCACTGGTGCTTGTACAGGTGCATCGATTGGTTCTGCATCTGGTTCTAATTCGTTTACTTGCTCTTCTTCTTTAGGTGCTTCCAGTTCACTCATTATTCTGTTTATGATTGGTAGTGCATCTTCAACTCTGCTGTCTAGGTTAGTCATTGTGAACTTCTCTCTCATTTTGTTTACAGTTTCGTCGTCTAGTATTTGTTCTTCTGATGTTTTGAAATCTTTACTTGCGTTCTCGTAGTGTGCTTGGTTAGAAAGGTTTTTCATGTAACCCCTCAGGTTCTCTAGTTTTAATTTAGTCTGCTCAATGATGTCACCTGCGTTGTCGTTCAACTGATCTTTGTTGGTAACATATCTTGAGAATGAATTAAGTTTAGCGATGTCTT